GGTGTTACCAGCCGTATTGCCAATGAGGAGCTGTCCGTTTGTCACGCCGGACGAGTCGATATTCGTACCACCCGCTCCGAGGTCAACCATGCTGTTGGAGTCGGCGTCATAAGTGCCGGACAATAGAACGCTCACCCATCCGAGGGCCAGTGAGCCGTCCGTCTTTAATACCTGATTCGCCGTCCCATCAGCGGCAGGCAGGGTGAACGTTATGTTTGCCGCCACCGTTGTCGGTGAAGCGATAGCGACATAATTGGAATTATCGTCATCATAGAGTCGGACAGCATCGTATGTCGCAATATACTGCTGAAAGATAACCGCCACCGTCACCGGAGAGATCGGAAGGATGGACGGGATCTGAGCGACAATAAGACCGGCGGCCATGAATAAGGCCACCGCCAGAGATATGAGCTTGATACCAGCTTTTTTATGCTTCATAGTTATTTACTCCCAAGAGCCAGCTTCGCATTACAGGCCGTCACGTTGTTCCCCGATCCGCCATCAAAGGCAGAGCCAAAGCAATCACCAGAATAAAGATTGATAATTTTTTCATTCGTATCTCCTATGATGTGGACCATGTCCCTTTGACAAGATGCACGTCCCATTCAGTCGCTGATATAAGCACCAGTTCGATCAGCGCGTAAGTTTCACTCGATGTATTCGCAATACTCCCGGCAGCCGATGAGTCGTAAATGACATCGCTGTCAACCGCCGTTATCGTCAGGCTCCCTGCCCCTTTCTTGCGAATGAGCAGGCGCGCGCCGACATTATCCGCATCCACACTCGGAAGCGTCAGCACAACAGCCCCTGCCGCCGTGACGGTTATCATCTTTCCGAGGTCGCTCTCAGTCACCGTATAGCTCGCGGTCTTATTAAGGATCGCGTATTCCGTCCCTGCCACAATCGTTCCGCTGACCTTGATGTTGCCGACAACATCCAACACCTCATCAGCGGTCGTTTTCCCGATGCCAACCTTGACCGCATAGCTCCCGGTTCCTCCGAGGATGATCGTATCGGATGCCGCAACCGCAGACATATAACCGATGGCCGTTGAGTTCGTCAGCGCTGTCGATCCGCTCGCAGGGCCAGCCTGGAAACCGACAGCCGTGTTGCCGTATCCGGTCGCGTTGTAGTATCCGGTGTTATGACCGAGGAAGATGTTGTTGTAGCCGGAGGTGTTGCCGTACCCTGAGTTGATCCCGGTGAACATATTCGAATGACCCCGGTCAATCGTCAGGTTCTGAGCGGCAACGAAAACAACAAGGACAATGACGGCTAGACACGCCAGGATGAATTTGTTTTCTTTACGCATTTGGCAACCCCACTTCTGGATATGTCGTACACAGGCAGTTGATGACGTTCCCGGCAGACCCGGCAGGATCGCCCGGATACATCAGCGATTCGCCGTCAACAATGAACGGTTCATCGAGGGGGATCGTCTGTTCACTGTACTTCGCATCAGCGGCCTTGTGAGAATCCCTCGTCCCTTCGGCAAACGCTGACATCCATCCCTTCTTGTCGATGAACTCGCTCTGCTTGTAGCCTTCAAGCTGTCCCCAATTCTCAACCTTGCCCGTCTCGGTCCTTGCAATCCGCATCGCACGGCTTCGGGAAAGGTCGGTCAGCTTGTCGAGCAGGTTCTTTTGGAACTCAACGACCGTCCAATTCTCGACCTGGGCCTCGGCAAGCATCTCGATGATCCGGTCAAGCGTGACCTCGTTGATCTTCGTTCCACTGTTCTTAACCAGCTTGGCAATCTTTGCCTCAAGCTCCGGTGTCATCTGGAAGCGGTCAGGCTCCTTCTTGAGCATCCTCATTTCGGGGTTGTAGAGCTTACCCTCGGTCATATCCATTCCGGCTTCGCCTGCCTCTTTAAACAGGGCATAATAAATGCCTTTGAGTAAATCGCTGTACTCTTCTGTCTCAGCCTTGATGTTAATAAGGCTGTCAGCTTTTATGGAATTGACGCTTGATGCCGATCCCACCTTGTCGCTCACTCGTTTCGCCTGCTTCTCTAGGAACGACTCAGCCTGGATATGAACGGTGTTTTCGTTCGTCTTAACCCTCATTTCAAAGTTCATCCAAGCTGCCTTTTTCCTCGCTGGTGTTTGCCAGAATGAAACCTTGTCCTCACTCTTGGATAATGCTTTCTTTGGTGCAGCGGCCGCTGGCTGTTGAGGCGTAGCCTTTACTCCAGCCTGATCCATCGGGATCCAGAACACAGGAATAAACAACTTCGCGGCGTTACCGCCCATCGGCTCCAGACTGTAGAATCGCTCCCTCACCTCATCCGGTGTCATAACGCCGTTGGATACAAGCCTCATGGCAATCTGTGACTGCCTGTCCTCATCTTCCTGCAACGCCTTGATGTTAGAATAATCGAACTTGAAGTAAATATTCTCATCGAAATGGGGCGCAAGGTTGAGCGTCATTTTGTCGGAGATGAGGTCGAGGATCGGGATGACGGCATCCTCCCAAAACTTCTTCTGCTGAACTTCCATGTTCGAATAGTTCGCATATTCCAACAGCCCGACCACGGAGGGGGGAACGCCGATGGTCGCAAGCATCTCCTCACGGTTCATCTTCCGCATCTCGATATATTGAGCGTCCTTCGGCTTTGTGCCTATCTCCTTGAACTCCATGTCGCCGTAAGTGAAGCCGAGTTTTCCGCCCCGTTTCGATCCTCTGTGCATCGAGTTCCAGTTGCGGAGGAATTGCGCCTGCTGTTCTTTCGTCAGCTTCGCCGGAGTATGGAACACACCGAAGGGGGTTGCATCGTTTTCGAGAAACGCCTTGTTGTAGGCAACAGCATTGAACTCCATGATGGCCGTGTTCTTCGCAGGCTCAAGAACACCCAATCCCCGGAAGTAGCTGTCGGGATTGACGAGTTTAAAGTGGATGACCTCGGAGGGGTCGAAGTTGAACGCTTTGCCGTCCTGCTTGTAAACGTACCGCTTGATGAAATCGACAGCATCCGGAACAATCTCCACGTTCTCCGGCTTCATCCACCACATTTCAACGGGAGGATTCGCCTCGGAGATAACGCCGTTCTCTGTTGTCCCGACCATGTTCCAATAGTGGTTCCCGGTAATGACCATGTTGATGACGGCGATCTGGATGAACTCGCGCCATGAGGTGAAGGGATTCGGGCGTTTGAGCAAGCGGTTGATCTCCTCGCCTTCGATCTCCTCATCCTCGCCGTCAATCTCCCGATACACGCGGAGCTTCGGTTTTGGGGCGGCGACAGCCAACGCGGTCGCTCCGGCATAGAGCCAGGGGAGTTGACGGTAAGCGTCGATGAAGTCGCCGTACTCAGACAGCTTGTTCGGCTCAACCGTTCCGCTCGTGTGGGTTTGCAATTCAAGCGGCATGAATCCCGCGGACTTCTCAACATCCGGCTTTTCAATGTGTCGTTTTCTAAACAGTCCCATTACATCACCTCAAACCCGAAGTCAGCAGTATCGTCAGCAAACGCATATATCACCGCCTCTGCCCTGTCCGGGCTTTTCATTCCCTTTTTCTTCATCTCGTCCTTGCTCGTTATCTCGATGCGTCCGGAGGAGTCGATCTTGTATTCGACAGAGGTAAGCTGTGCGACAAGCGTCAAATCGTCCGGCAGGCTGACCGTTCCTTCCAGTAGCCGTTCACGGAAGCCCCAGTAAATCTCAGCCTTCCGGTTCTTGAACCGCTGCGGGTCAAACGGCTTCGCTCCACCGTGGATTTCAACAACGTCATGTCCAAGCTCGCGCAATCGGTCAACGACACCGCCTCCCATGCCGTCAGCATCGACCTTGACCTTGCTCGGCTGGCAATCGCGGATGCTGGCAACGATGAGTCCCGTTTCTTTCATCAGGTCGATTGTCTGGATAGCCCAGATGATCTCCACCTGCCATCCTGACCGCTTCGCCAGGACAAACTCGTCGTCACCGAACCGGGCGATGTCTGCACCGAGTTCAACGGGTGTCAACTGCTGCGGTTCGCGTCCAATTGCCGCCTGGATTGCAGCGTATGGGAAAACGTTACTCACGCCCTCGAACGCTGACCAATCGCCTTCCAGAAACCGCGCCTGCCATTCCTCCGGAAACACTTCCTTGAGCCTGTCAACGTAGTCCTCCGGAAGATGCGGATTATCGGAAGGCAGAGCAGGGATGAAGATGTGATTCGGCTTCGACTGGTCAATGAACCGATGCTTTATCCATCCGGGATCAGGGTTTGTCGCAAGCAGGCCAAAGTACCGGATGCCCGGGATCTTCATCCGCAAGCGCGATGTCAGCATCAGGAAATAGTTCTCGCTCGTTTCGCTTGCCTCATCGATGGCGAACCATCCAAGCTCCATCGACTTGATCTTGTCGATTGCCCGAAGGTCGTCACCGAGGCCGCCGTAGTAAATAGCTGAGCCGTTGGTCAGCGTGTAGTAGTGATCGGTCTGGTGGTGCTTTTCAGCACACCCGGCACGACCAAGCATGTCATTGAGGATCAGGCCGGTCGTCCGCTTGAAGTCGGAAAGGGTGTGCCGGCAGATATATCCACGGTTGCCCGGATAGTCGTGAGAGAGGGCGATAGCCTCAGCGCAGAGAGCGACAGACTTACCGCC